TAAAAAGAGAATTGATGTTTTCAAACTTGGCAGAACTTGCCTGTCCAAAAGTAGATGCGCCTTTTGTTTTTAAAGATATATCTAAATCTAATTCTATTAAAGGTTTCTTGTATTGCTGAAATGTTATTTTAATATCTGTCTTTGATCCTGTCAATCCAATATGGTCGATCATTACTTTATCAACCTGACCATTGTTATAGATAATAAGAGACTTTTCGTATATTACTTCTTTATTTACATAATTAACGGCATCAACAAAATATTTATTTAACTCTTGTGTGTTCAAATTACTAATCAAATAGTCATGTTCTAGTTGCTGAAGATTTGATGAGATAAAAATAGTGTCATCTGGAATCTTAATCGAATCAATTACTTTGTTTTTACTTTTTTTAATTTTTTCACATAGAACTGCAACTTTTTTATTTTTGCTCACAACAAGTTTTTTAGTCTTGTCTAGTTCTTTAATAATTGAAACTACCTCACGCTTATCAATTTTTTCATTTTTGTTTATAAATCTCGCGGCGATTGCGGCAACTAAAATACCTTCAGCAACATTACCAAGGTTTGGTTTTACTTCTTTAGTTTCTGACTCTATATTTTTTGTGACCACAACGATCCTAGTAATCTTTTAATTTTTCTAAATCTCTAGGTGTAATAATTTTCTCTTCCAAGAACAATTCAATAACGGAATGTACACCATTAACTCTTCCTCTAAAATAACATGCCCAACAAGCAGATACTAATAAAAGAATTTCCAATATATTTAGCCAATCAAGATTAATACTCATACGAATGCCAACCATTTGTAAATTTTTGTGTACAATCTTTTTCTAATACAATCCCATTCTGTATCTTTAAATGTTCTTTTATATAACGTGTATGACTGCAATTTTCTACGGGCATTTAATGTCCTTAAAATGTTGTACGGATCTTGTCTTGGATAATAGTGCTTTATTTCCATTGCAATATCATGAGCATATGCATCAATTTCATCAGCGTCTGAAAGATATTCCTGTTCCTCATACTTAGAGGTTTTATTAATTCTAAATTCAAGCGGTTTTTCTACAACAATTCCTTCTCTATTTTGCCATTGTAGTTTGTGGATATATTCGTGCTGACATACCTGCGATATAGAAAATTTAATTTCGGGCCATGCTTCTTGGGTCGTATTAAATGTTCTATGTTTATTTGACAAATTAAGAACAATATACATTTTATCTTCTTCCATATCATAAAGACCGGAAATAGATACTCTGTTCTTTTTGAAAAATGGATAGGTTTCTTTCTTAAATTGTAAATTTGGTTCTTCTGGAAAAGCAGAATTTAAAGTTTTAATAATATCTGTGTATTTTCTGTTTCCAATAATATTGTCTTTCAATGAGTCAAGTTTTTCATCGAAGTAATTGGACAAATACATTTTACACCTCAAACTTTAATTTTTGAAAAATCCTTCTTTGGTTTAAAGTTGCTCATTAAATCTTCATCATACTCATTTCCAGATTGGACCAAATCGGTTTGTGCAGACTCTTCTACATCATACAGCTTCATTCTTGATCTGTCAATACCAATACAAAACCTTTTGTAATAATTCGGATCATTATATCGGTTCTTTAACTGTTTAACCATCAATTGGTTTAACTGTTCCAACTCTTCTGTACTAATAATCGCAATCATAAAATCACAAGTCGCTGGCAATCCCCAACTTTCTGATGTATCCGTAATCTCTACGTCAGAATTGTTGAAACCAGATCGTGTTAATTGTGTGGCAGAAAACACTGGTAGATTATACTCAACTGCCAATCCACGCAATTCTTCTGCGATTGATTTGATGTAAGTATACGAATTGATACTTCCACCCATTTTAAACCTAGAAGACGCGCATATATTTAGATAGTCAATAAAGATAATATCTGGCTTGAATGATCTTTTCAGCGATAATTCGTTCAATAATGCCTTAAAATGTCCGGTATGTGCTCCAGCAGTCGGGTATTCCTTGATAATTAATTTACCATTTGTCTTGTTGGAGATTTTTTTAACTCTATTATTGAAAGCCTCCTTGGGCATGTTTTTCAATTCTTTCATGGTAATGTTCAGAAGATTTGCATCAATTCTCTCTGCAATTCTTTCTTCTGCCATTTCCATGGAGATATATAAAACATTTTTACCTTGACTAATACAACTAGTTGCCAAGTGACACATGAATAAAGTTTTACCAGTTCCGGTTCCACCCAGAACGATATTCAGTGTTTTATTGGACAAACCACCATTGGTGATTTTGTTCATTAAATCAAGATCAAACGGGACTTTTTCTTCTACTTTAGAATAAAAGTCAAACCGATTATCAGCATCATCAAAATAGTCATGTCCGACAGAAGTGTCAAAGCATACACCCAATGCTTGCTGAAGAAGATCTGGTATGCTGTCTTTTCCATGTGTTTTATCCTTATCATCCAGAATAGAAATTGATCTCAAAATGGCATTGTAAACTGCTTTATCTTTACAAAACTTTTCAGTCTCTTCAATCAGCCATTCTTTGTTTGACTTTTCGGCAATTTTTAATTCATCAAGAATTTCAACTACATCGCTATATTGAGCTTCATTTACCTTTGAATTTTGAAGTGTGATTTCCAACGCTTCAATTGTTGGAATGGTATTATATTTGGAAATGAAACCTTGAATTAAATCAAATACAACTTTATCAGTAGAGTCTGTGAAATACTCCTCTTTTAAGAACGGCAAAACCTTTCGCATGTATTCATCATCATGCACCAGATTCTTCAGGATTGTCAGTTCTACTCGATTCATAGTGTCCTATTGCTTCTTTAAGAATATCGTTAATGACGATGTTCAATGTTTCTTCAAAAATAGTTGTCTTTTCAAATTCTTGTGGTTTATTAATTATATGGTAAACCATATCAAGTTCGTCAATATTATCTTTGATAAATTCAATTTTTTCTATTTGGATAACAATTCCTTGGAATTCACCAGTAATAATCTCAAAACCCCATTTTTCTTCATAGAACCAAGGTGTATATAAATCATTTCGCAGCATATTCGTACTCGCTTTCAATATCCTCTTCTGTGAGGTCTTGATTAATTAATTTGCTTGCAGATGACATATAGTTCTTTTCAATGTACTTTTGAAACTCTTCGCTTTCCAGAATTGGCATCCAGAACTCTTTTGTGTAAGTATCTTTGAGTCGGAACTTTTGATCTTCTCCTTTTTTACTGTACCATCCATTAGCTGGTTTAAATACGAAACCACCATTCAATGCAACTTCCATTAGACCAGACCATTTAGACAAACCACCCTCAAAAGATACTTCCATTGGGATTTTAGTTTTCTCTTTGGTATAACGCGATTTCTCCACATTAATAATAAAGTTATAACCAACAACCTCAGTACCATCTTTTTCTTGCTGGCGACCAATGATATAGATGTTATCTGCTGCATAATAAATTCCAGTGCCGCCACTCACCACATCTCGACTATACAATTCCATAGTCTTGTAAGTATGATTGACCACAACCATTGGAATATCTTTGATAGTCAAATGTGGAGTAACCATTCTAAATAGCGACTTCATTTGCTTTGCTCTGGACATATCCGCAACAGATTTTCCATCAATAGCATCATCAACTTCTTTCTTAGAAGCAAGATTACCAACCGAATCAATAACAATAATTACTCGATCACCACGATTCAATTCGTTCAATTGCAACATTACATCATGCTTTAGTTGCTCAATATCCGTAATTGGAGTATGCAACACGCGATCAGTTTGAATACCAATGGAATCAAAATATGTTTGTGGTGAGCCGAATTCCGAGTCATAGAATAATAACACAGAATCAGGATACTTGTCAAGGTATGCTTTAGCAAGAATCAATGTAAACAATGTTTTGAAATGCTTAGATGGTCCTGCCCACACAGTAAGTCCGGGAGATAGACCACCATCTAATCTCCCCGACAATGCCACATTAATCATTGGAATGGATGTTTGAATCAAATCTTTTTTATTAAAAATCTTTGATGCAGAAAGAACATCCGTTTCTTTGATTGTGGAATTCTTTTTCAGTTTATCAAGTAATGACATAATTTTCCTTTTATTTACTCACACCAACTTTGTTTTGCCTCGCCAAAATATTCTCTGGCATAATTATTTTTGATAAGCATGTCACGCAAACTCTTTCCATCCAATAGAACGTCACCTAAAACTCTGCCGCCATACTTATCCCATTCATATAAAACAATCTTTGTTTTCTTGGCATCTTTTACTGCCTTTTTAGTAAATGCAGTTGCTGCCTGACCCATCTCATCTTCTTTTGGACACTTTGCACGAAATCCTTTTTCTGGTGTATCGACTCCAAACACTCTAATAGACAATTCTTTTTTCAATGGATCTGGCAACCAATCTGCTTTATATGCAACCGTATCCCCATCAATAACCCGAGTAATAACAACTGCATATTCTACACCAGTTGGTGTCTTTTCTGCAATTGCAAATGCGGGTACTAAGGCCAATAGTAGTAATAGTTTTTTCATCCGAATAGTCCTTCTAAGGTTGCTTCTTCTTTTATTTTCCATCCAATCACATCTAAAATGGATTTCAATGGTTCTGAGAATGTTTTCTCCAACATCTTGTCATAGTCGATATACTTATTAAGTTTAAACTCTTCTGGCAAAGACCCAAAGAAACCAATCACATGACTATTTAATGGATTAGGTTCTTTCAAGTAAAGAAACTTAATCTTGTCGCCGTCTTTTATGTATTGATATTTCTTGTCTAAATTATACTTTTTAATCAAGTGATTGTAGATAAGTGCGCCTCGCGTTTGAATTGGCGTTCCTTTTTTGAAAATAGTAGCAGGATCGCCATACTGTGTCATTCCGTTAACACTACGCGGGAAAGATATTTCCTCTGTTTCCATCTCAACCCATTTAGTATTAACTTCCTGTACATAATCTTTAATTTGTTGCTCTTCGCCAGTCAATGCAATCACAATAGAATCCTTGAGTGCTTTTCTAACGAATGCCGGAGTAGAGGAGCGAACAATCTCCAAACCCAATACTTTTAGTTTAGGTGGATTGTATGCAATACCTTCTGAGTTATGCACATTCAATGCATACCG